GAACTTAAATCCACCCGCTCCATTATTAGCTGCGGCTGTCATTACAAACTCACCATCACTAAGCATAGCTGGTATGTCATCAGATGTACCTGTTCCTGGACCAACTGACTCACCACCTTGACGCATATCAAGTTCTTTTACGGCCATACCGCCCTCGTTGAAGTATTGTCTACCGAATCCTATCGGCCCACCAAAAGCTGCTTTCTTTCTTATACCTAGATCAAAACCTGCAAATACAGGCGCTGGGTTAAGATCTGGTCTTTTTGATTGTCTTATGTCGGTTAAACCACCTTCAGTCTTCTTGGCCGCATCTTTAACTACTTTACCGTATAGCAAAGCAAGACCAGCCATCTTGGGATCTATACCGCCAAAGCCTCCAGTTCCGGTACCATCCCCAGATCCTCCATAAAAATCACTTAATCCACTAGCACCACCTAATCCTATTGCATCACCAGCACTTTTTATAATGTCTGGTGTTTTAGCTTCTCCTAATCCTGTAAGCCTACTTAACAAGGATGGAGATGAAGTCCCTGGTATTTTTATTGTTTGTCCTGCAAATATCTTATCCGCACTTTCTATATTTGGATTAGCATCCATAATGGCCTGTACTGTAGTATTGTTAGCTTCAGCTATTTTAGTTAGATTATCACCTGATTGTGCTGTAACAGTAGTTGGTGTAGCTTGTCGCATAAAAGGATTGTATCCTGCTCCACCTACAGCACCCTCAAGCTGACCTGTAACAACATTAAATTTTTGACCAGTACCACCTAGTAATCCACCATATCCTTGCTGTTGGTCGCTAGCTATACCTTGTAAAACATTACTTCCGTAAGCTAAAGGTGAAAATTCAGTAACTATATTTCCCGCAGCATCTTTAACTATATTACCTGCTGCATCAAGTTTGGCTACTTGACCAATATTTTTAAAAGCATCACCTAACTTAGCTGGATCTAAAATACCGGTTCCACTCTTAATAGCTTCAATAGCTCCTTCTTTCCCAAATAAACTTTGTCTACCACCAGCAGCTAACGTCATAATGTCACTAAGACCACCTTCACCTTTGGCTAGTTTGAGAGCTGCATTACCCTTTTGATATACGGCAGCAAACGGTTGCCAAGGACCAGGTATTACAGCTGCAATAGGTGCAACTTTTTTAACTACTTTTTTAACGCTTTTAGCTATCTTTTTTAAAAAACCAAACTCTGCTTGTCCTGTAATAGGGTTTATGGACATGCCTTGACCAACAACATATTCGTTAGGATTTAGACCTACAGCGGCCATTTCCTTTCTAATTATTGATCTTGTCTTGTCAGATATGACTGGTGGAACCACCATTTCGCCTGGTGCAACATGAGCCATAAAGCGGTCTTCGTTACGCCCCAGGGCCGCTAAACCTGTTCCTGAGTTATCTACTATAGCCATTTCTAAATTCTACCCTATTCTTCCATACATTTTAACCAAAATACAAGTAAGTACCTATTTCCTGATTTTACTGATAGGCCCCTATGCATATGAGTAAAGCTCGGAAATATTAGAGCGTGGCCTGTAGGTAATGGTTCTACAACTCCACGATTTAAAAACTCAGTTCCTCCCCCTTCATAATCACCCGTATTTAGGGGGACAACCATACTAATGTCGGCACTTGCATCATGATGCCAAGCACCCTGTTTTTTATCCTTTAAATTATAATTAGCTATTTGAATTCCGCCACCATTTACGTGCCTATTCCAAATACTTAAAAATATCGGATTACCTATAGTATATATTGTTTGGAACAAAGAGTTATATATTTTTGGACAATTATCTTGAAAGGTTATTTCAGGTATTTGTCTCAATACATCCTCCTCTGGATTAGGAACAAACCCATAATAATCCTCTAGATTACGCATTTCATCTAAAAGTATGGAGCAAAACTTTTCAGAAAAGAATGGAACCGTATATACGTCTTTTAACGGTTCTTTTATAACTTTGTGTAATTCATTCTGAGACGGATCGTAATTACCTTTGTTTTCGTAAAAATCTATTATGTTTGGTAAAGAGTTTTTAACCGCATCAAATGTACCTTTATCTATATACCAATCAGCAGGATGTTCTAAAAGTATGTTTTTAGTTTGATATTCCTGTAATTGTGCTGTTTCAGACATTAATTGTTATATCACCATTTGTTTTTACATCAACTTTGCCAACAGAGGCAGTCATTTCAAAACCAAGGTCATTTGTTCTTTCGCCTATATCTACCCATTTATTGCCAGTATAGACCTGTAAAACACCCAAAGTAGTGTTCCATATAATAGATCCGGCTAAAAAATTAAGAGTTGTTTTGTCTGAGTCATTAACTTGTCTGGTTTGATCTACATCTACAGCACCTAAATTAATTTCTAATATTCTTACTAACCTGTTAAAGGTTTCTGGGCTAACATCTCCTATAGCAATAGGTAGCTGAGTTTGTAATATTTTGCTCATCTTTTGCCATCAGGCCTTGTATCTATTCTAGTAGCTCCTAATCTCCATCCAATATCCAAGTTACCATTATCTGTTGCATCATCATCAGATTCAAACCTCAAAACCATTTGTCTTGCTCTGCCCCTTACATAAGCTTGTGTAGTTGTTTCAGTTATTGCGTTTGTAGAATTTGTAGTTAAAGATTCTCCAGGAAAGTTTCTTGTTTTAACCACTATATTTATATTACCTGCGTTGTTATTTTGTAAGAATTTAAAATCTGGAATAATTCTTCTTATAAAAGTAAATTGCTCACCATCACCTATGTCAAAATCAGAACTTTCAATAAACACATTTGTCATAGGAGATCCATCATCATTAAATCCAGTTTCTTGTTGATATAAATAACCGCTGTTTGTGGCTCTAGGATAATTTTCTATACCGGAATCCAACCAAGCTGTTCTTGTTAAAGATCCGTAAATCCATAAGTTTTCCATATAGTTATAAATAACGTATCTATCTATTTCTGTAGAATCAGCTGAACAATAAAACCATCCAACTTCATTTTTATCTGAAATGGTAAATGCATTAAATTTAAAAGATTGTCCTAAATTAATATCACCAAAAACATAATTATGAACGGTACAAGGAATAGTTTGAACACTACCGTTGTAAACATAAAAATTATTGTAGCTCATCCAATAAATACCTTGAGGAGCTGTAACGGCCGCTTTTGGTCCAACTAGACCTATACCTTCATTAATTAAATTAACTGCAAAGGTAAATGGAGGGCCAATAAACTGCATACTGTAAAGAGCAGTATCAGTCCAGATCATTATTTCCTGTCTTGATTTAACAGCTCCTATTATTGAAGATCCTGAAGATAGCCTAAGAGAGCCTGCTGTATTTGTATTAGTAGGTTCAAATTCTAATTCATTTTCTTGATCGCTAAATGTTATAAGCATGGGATCAACCGTACCTGTTCTTGAAGTACCTGATACGGGATCTGAACCCAAGACTATTAAGTGCCTGTCCTTTTCTGAAGTAATAACTTGCAAACCTACGGTTGGAACTTGGTTGGCACCTGTAATACCAGATAGCTCAACTGCTCTAGTCCCTAGACCATCATTTTCTACCCATCTATAAATACCACCTGCTCTTGGATTTATAATTAAATTTTCTCCAAAATTGTCATGTGTCCATAATCTTAATTGGTTCGTTAAACTTAAAGCGCTTGTGCTTCCAAACGTTCCTGCACCCCAACCATTTATGCCCCAACCTGTACCAGCAACGTAAACATCTAGTCCAACATTTATTTGATAAGTGCCAACAACAGAAGATCCTCCGTTGCCGCTATCATTAGCATTTGCAGTAACCGTTGCCCCTGAAGTGTCTTTGGCCTCTATCGTGTAGCTATTATCATTTACTATAGTCGCTATTTGATATTCTTGTTGAAGTACTGCCTGTGTTATATTTCCACCAGACCCTAATCCATTACTGTCAACCCCACTAAATGTAACAAAGTCATTTTTAACTGCCCCATGTGCCGTATCTGAAACAGTAATTGTTGCATCTCCATTACTTGCGGAAAATGTTACATCACCAGCAGAGGTAGTGCTTCTTATGGGAGTTACATCATTAAAAGCGCCACCAGCTTCAATATAGTATTTTAAGTGAGTTCCAATACCTAAAAACTTAGTACCAGCCAAAGAAACCCAAGGATGTAAGGCTCTGGCCGTACCTAAATAAGTATTGCTTGTAAGCTTACTCCAACCCCCAAACTTTTCTGGCCTGCCTTTTCTAAACCTTACTAAATTACAATCAAACCAACCGCCTTCATTATCATAGTCGGTACCTTCTCTATAAATACCTGGTCTGAATATTGTTTTTTGTAGTGCCATTTAAACCTTGCTCCATTCCTTACCTTCAAACAAATTAGCTTCAGCTTCTCTACGTTTGACCAATCCACCTAAGATAACACCACCAGCTTTATTCCAACGTTTTATTTGTTCTGGTACGCCGCCATAATCACCCTCGTTAAGAATACGTAACAAAGTAGATTCTTTTAGATTAGTTGGTCCTAAGTTGTATACCCAACAAACTAATGCATCAAACTGACATTGATCTAACGGCACCTTAACCATATCGTTAATATAACCTTCATACTCCGGCATTTCTTCTTGCAT